GTTCCCCCTACCAAACATAAACGGAGAATTCTTTTGAATAGACTGTAATGCATTCCCCAATCCGGGATTTGACATGCCATTCGTCCCCGACAAGTATCCGGAATAATCCGATCTGGGTGCAGCTAATTGCGCATAGAGTCCCCCGGTTCGCGGGGGTTGTGGTTGAATCCGGCTAGATAGCGGAAGCCCTGTCTTGAAGTCAGTGAACGGGTTCCCCTTTTGGTCAAGAAAAGGAGCAGGGTTTTGACTTCCAAAGTTTGACAATCCGTTCCCGTTGAGTGAATTCAGCATATCAATCCCCAGTTAAAAATCTGCATTCAACCCATGTCCCCGGCGTGCCGGAAACGGTGCATACAAACCCCACAATCACATATTTACTACCCGCCGTCCCCGCTTCAACCGGCGCGCTATGGCGGATATAGTCGCCTTGGCTGTATGTTCCTGTGGTCGGAGCTGCCGTGTAAGCATTGCTAATGGCGGATAATCGGCCTTCTGTCACCCCATTCAACTGAATCGCTAGATCACTGAGCCGTTTCCCTATCGACAGCTTGAATCCGGTGAGCCATTCAACCGTTGGTTTGGCGTCGCCGGGTAATCTTGGGTCTATGTTGATTCTCATTCTGTCCCCTCACCTTGAAGAGAGACATCAATACTCGATAATTCAGACACGCCCGAGGTACTTAGCTTGAGACGATGCCAGCGGCTTGACCGGAACAAGTCACACTTGCCGCTAGTCATGGTGACGGTCTGATCTTGTGTCAAAGTTGAGCCAGCAGTGTTTCGGTAATAATTGGTCAAAGTAGCCGATGAAGGCGCAGTGCTGAATCTGGGACGAACTCTATCAAGCAAGGTAAAGGTATTGTCATCCCCCATATCTCCCGTTGTTATTGAACACGTCCCCGGAATTCCGGTGAGCGTTTGCATGGTGTGGGCTGTATCGAATATCGTGGGAACGGGATAGTTCTGTGACCAGAATGGTGAGTCATACGTGATATTGATATCTGCATATGTCGCAAAATAGCTATTGATATTCGCATAGGTAATCTGCCCAGTCAGGTTTTCCAGCCCGGCCTCTGCGCCGCGATTGATCTTGCCCCACTTGTCGGTTTTGTAGTTATAACAAATACAGCTGTCATTCACCCCAGTGGTTGATGCTGTGCTGGGATAAAAGAACATCACCAGTGAATTGATTCGATCATGCAGGCTCACGATCTTGTAGCGGTATTGCTTATTCAGGTCAGTGAAAAATGTTTTCTTGACCGGGCCGCCTATCCCTATGGGACGAGAACCGTCAAACAGGTAGAAGTCTTCCAGCCCGATGAAAAAATGAGCTGACCCGATAGATACAATCGCATCATTGGAAGAGCACCCAACATCCCCCGGTAGCTGGTTGAACTCAAACACCGCAGGGGAGCCCACATATCGCCCCACAATAATTGCGCGGTCTTTATAGGCCACGATGTCATCACCCAGCCGCTTCCATCCCTTTATTGGCCCAGGTGAGCCAATTAGTCGGCCTGTGGTGCATTGAGTGGATACGGCGGGCGTCCAGCCTGTAGCATCGTTGTAAGCCGAACACCACCAGCGGTCAGATTGATCTCCATAGGTCGCTTCATTGGTATCGGCAAGGATAACGAACCCCGGCACAGTTTCAACAAACCGGGCCTTGGGTGCGCCAGCGATGTCAGCAAATGCTCCGGCGCTTGACGATTGCAATGTGTCAGACTTGATCGCCGCAAGCGATGTATCACCAAACTGGGCAAAAGACCACCGATGGTCTGCCCCGGCACTGTAGCCGCCGACTCTTGACCGATCTGTATAAGTAGGAATGGCAGAGGCTTCATAAAGCGCGGTGGCGGTTCCCACAAACAACCGGGATGAGCCGTCCAGCTTTTGAATCAGCGCCCCGCCTAAGCATGCTGTAGGCAACGCAGAAAACCCGCTATTGAAATTCGAAGGGGCTGCACCGTACCCTTTGGCGGTAGGGTAGTAATCGACCAGATTAGTAATAATCCCCGGTGTAGAGGGGTCAAGGTCTGGCGCGTAGCCTGTAAAGGGGATCAGCATTACCAGCGCCTTGGCTTGATTTGCAGACTGCCACGCCGTGCAATACCGCGTCGTTCTGAATGTCTGCGGACTGAATCCAGCAAGGTATTCACCGTGGGTTCCAGCTTTTGTACTTCGCCCAGATTCTTGGCATCCCGCGCATATTCAAGCGCAGCGGCATACAGGTATAAATCAGGTGCGTTAATAGATAGCCAGTTTGTTGTGTTGGCATCCGATAGCCCCGTGATCGATGGGATATAGAACAGGGTGTAGCTATAAGCGTCTGCTGGAGCTGGAAACAGCCTGAGAACATTATTCTCTAGTGTGTAGCTGGCGGGGAATCCCGCAGTAGTGGATACATCGGGATTAATGGCGGAGTCGATAGTCATCTCTCGCCCTTGGTAAGTAATCGTCAGCCGTGACACCTGCCCAAAATCAGCAGGCAGTGTAATCGTGCTTCCCGAAGTGGTTGAGGTGACTGAAATCTCAATCTCGTTCAGGCTCAATTCACGGAATATATGGGCTTCTGCCAACTGAATGAACGTCGGTAATTTAGCGGTCAGGTCATCCCGATGCGTGTAATTCACGATGGCATTCTTCAGGTCGGTATAGTTCATTTGAGATACCTGTCGAAGGTGACAAAATCGGTATTGATGCGCAAGAAGTTCTTGATCAGCTTGGTGCGCTCTCGCTGATCTTTAATCATGAGAAATTTGGCATAAACATGCGGCGGTATGCTGCCGACTTTTCTGCCTTCCCCCCATGACATGCCGGCACTTTCGTTACGTTCCGCCTTGCATTGATCAATTAACGGCTCTACGTCATAGCTTTGAATCTTGACAGCCTGATCCCCTTCAAACTTGACAAGGGTGCGCACGCCAGTGGCGTCATAGCCTTCATCCAATTCAAACGATTCTATTGGCGTCATAATTTCTCCAGAGTAAAAATAGGGGCTTTTCACCCCTTCGGCCTTGCGGCTAAATCAATGAACCAGATTAACCGCCTGACAGATCAGCGGCCTTGCCGAACGCATTAGGGGCGCGCACGGCAAAGGTGACGTCTGCTGTAATCAAGTTCTTCTGGCTATCGCCCGTAGGGCCTATTTCCTGAGTGCGGAAACCATCGAGGAAAACAACTTCCCCGTACTCGGTATTGATAAGATGAACATCGGTGGCCCCAGCCATCAAGTAGTGAGGCACGATCTCCAATTCACCGAAGTCAGACATATAAACGTCTGCCCCGCCGACAATCCGGCCTTGTTCTTTCTTGCCGACTTGATAGCGATTAACCGCGATGCCGGTAAAGCCAGAGAACACCCCTTTATGGTTAGGCGACATCACCACCATGCGCGGGACTTCACCAGAAGCAATATAAGCCTTCTGAACAACATCCTTCAGGATAACTTCCGTAAAGGCCCGTGGTGTCCCTGCGACCGGTGCGGCCGTTGGTGCGCCGGATGTCCATGCGACAGTAGAACCGCCTGCCCCGTGATTCGTATTGGCGTAGTTCTGCACGCCTAATCCGCCAGCTTTGGAAGGGGTCGCGGAGTTACCGGCAACAGCGGGGTTGTTGGAAACAATGGCTGCTTCCATATGGCGCTTAATTTCCAGCATGGCTTTGGCTTTTTGATAAGCCATCTCCGCCGCACGGCCCGCCTTCTTCACAATGTTGGCCCGGCGAGATACCGCAGGCTGGGCATAGAAAATCTGGCAGTGGTTGCCGACGCGGGCTGTCGGTACCAACGCTTGTGCCGAAAAGTCATCGCCGTCAATCAGGGCGTTGTCTTTATTGGCGGTAGCGAGGGAGTCGCGCTGCCATTCGTGGTAGGTGTTGTTCGTGCTGCTGCGACCGAAAGCGGTGATCACGGGGGTTTCAGTAGGAGACGTGTTGAATATCTTGTCGATCAAGTCTTCACGTACTCCGGTGAGGTCAAATTTATCGTATAGGTTGGCGGGTTGTGCCATGATTTAATCCTTTATCGTAAGAGTTCTGCTAAGTCAGACAACTTGGCCCGACCGCCCTTGAAGCGGTCATTTAGCTTTTGTTGCCGACGCTCATTAGCCGTGGTTGCTTGTTTATTAGGCACACGTGGCGCATCAACGGCTTTTTTGGTCACCTCAGCCCGTTTAGACTTCAGCTCCTGATAAGCAGCAGCATCCCGTAACGCCATCACCAGACGCGCGTCATAGACCCCACCAAGCTCTTCATCGGTGAATCCATAGACCTTCTTCGCGTCAGTGTAAATCTTGGCTAGAGCAGGTTTGTCTATCTTCTCTTTGGAGAGTACCGTCCATGCTTTTTGGTACTGCTCTTGGAGAGTTTGCGCCTGCCGTTCGGTTTGCTCTTGAGATGCCCTTTGCCTTTCACCATTGATCTGTTGATCAAGATAGTTCAGGTAATTGAATATCTCTTTTTGGCGTTGACTTTCTGCTACCCACGCTGCCGGGTCTGAATTTGCCAGTTCAGCAAGTTCAGCTTCGGTTTTGATTCCCGCCATGCTTGTCACTGCCGCCCGTGCTAATTCGGCTTGTGACAAATAATGCTGGCGAAATTCATCGTGTTTTGCTTTTAGGAACTCTACCGCTTGATTTTCACGTTCCGCAAGGGCTTGCGTTTTCTTCGTGTAATCTTGCTGGCGATGGTATCCCTTGACTAACTCTTCTTCGGATACCTCAAGCTCCTGCTCTTCGCCATCATCGCCTTTTATGGCGACTTTGACCTTTCGCTCAGGTGTAGGGTCTTTGTCGGCTTCATCTGATTCATCATCGTCAGAAGGTTCGTCATCATCCTGGTGAGCTTCTGCTTCCTCTTCCGTGTCCGTATCGGGTGGAGATTCTGCGTTAATGTCTTCATCTTCTTCAGATTCCCTTTCAGGCGTGTCTGACAAGAATGAAGCGAGTCCTGCTAACCCTGCTTCGGGTGCTGAATCAGCGTGTCCGGGCATTTTGGTTTCCTATGGTCTAAATCCCCTCTCACGGCACTAGAGAGGACGCGGCGCATCACTGCGGTCGCTAAAAAGGCAAGTGCCTGCCTATAAAACTTGTCGAAAGAATCGGCGGGGCTTGCTTTCATCCCGCAATTCGTTCAAATCTATCTTGTGTTGCGCCATCTTGCCGCGCTCAATCATGCCGATCAGCGTGCCTTCAAATTTCTCTGCGACTTTTGCCAGTTGCAATAGCAATGTCTGGCCTTCTTTGTCCCTCACAGGGCATGCCTTCCATTGCTCGACAATCTGGTCTTTAAGCACCGTCATCGCCTCTTTGAAGGCGTCGTTATCGAGTACCTGGCGGGCTTCTATGCCACGTTGTGCAGTTCCGTGATCTGTCATAGCAGTAGACATAGTGTTTCCTTAAAGGATGAGAAGTAAATCTTCTTCGTCTTGCATTTCCATCGCTTGGTTGTAAATCTCGACAACTCTCTGCCAATCTTGCTGGGCAATCCATTGTGGCAACTCAAAGTCCGTCTGCAACTGAGACACTAGCGTTTTGAGCGCAGGAATATCGACGGACTCAACGGGTTCAATAGCCAGCGATTTGAAGGCTTTTTCTCTTGCCCGTTTCCTAGCCAGGCGAGAAGTCTTGTTCGATTGTTGGACAATCTCCTCTGCCTTGGCTTCCGCTTCAATGTATGAATCTGCCTCTTCTACCGAATCAAATATGTATATCTTCTTGTTTCGCTTGATATAGACTTTGCTCCCGTATTCAAAGCCCCCTAACCTAAGCGGTGAACTTTGTTCAACTGTTGGCGCATAACCAGTAATGGTTATCGTGCCGACACCGGGTGTTATGTTTTGCGATGCAGGCGCTTGCTGGACTGTCGGGGCATAGCCTGTAACGGTGATCGTTCCGACGTCAGGCGTAACCGCCTGATTTGCAGTTTGCGAAACAGTCGGGCTATAGCCCGTGATGGCAATAGTCCCTGTTGCAGGTAAGACAGACTGATTTGCTGTCTGGGCAACCGTTGGTGCATACCCTGTGATAGCTATCGTGCCAACACCTGGATTAACAGGCACATCTACATTCTGCGTAACCGTTGGCGCATAGCCAGTGATAACTAAACTGCCTACTCCTGGATTAACCGCTTGTGGCTGGCTAATCGTTGGCGCGTAGCCTGTAATGACAATGTTGCCGACGTTCGGCGTTATGGCTTGATTCGCCGTCTTGGCTATGGATGGGGCATAGCCTGTAATTGCTATAGAGCCAGTGCCGGGATTGACAGGAGTATCTGTTCCACCCGCTGCCCCTACCCATAGCCTTCTAGGTTTAGCCTCCAGCGAGTAGGGGTAATTGCTCTCATAGAGGTATTTTGCAAAATC